TATTTATACTATACTGAGGGGACAGATTTAAGCGTTACGGTAATTACAGACCCGTCAATGACGCCGTTAAACAACTTCGATTTGGATTATGTTGCGGGGTGGGTTGGAACGTTTACATTTGAAGTTGACCAATACAGCGTCTGCGCTATTCCTTTAGAGCCTATTACACCTGTAACTAACGAATGCCCACCTTCTCAATATTTAGTTGAATACGAAAACGGCACAGACATCCAAGAGGGTACAATACCAAGCGGTGGGAGTTTAATAATTCAAGTTCCAAATCCGACTGAGTGTTTACCCGCTACGGTTGAACTCATAAACACGGTTTCAACTCTTTTACTTACCGAATCAGTTGATTGCGACACAACAGAACAGATAATTGCACCCGATGGAATAGTTCACTTAAAGAAAGAAAACGACGGAACAATTACAAACGTAACAACTCCAAGCGGTGCAACAACTTTGTATGTGGTTCAAAATAACGACATAACAGTTAACCAAGCTTTTCCTTTTGAGATTCACGCAACAGACCCGTTAAATATACGAGTTCATAATCCACAAGGCGCAGACATAACACCGCAGTCGGTAGTTTACCAAGGCAATAGTAATCACGTCACAATAACAATTAACCCTTCGTCTTTTGTTCCTGTTGGCGCAACCTTAATGAAGACGGGACAAACCACTTCTTATCGAACGGGAGACGATGGAGACCTTGAAAGCGGTCGCGCAACATCGTTCACGGTACTTGCAAGTAATAATCCATTTGGAAACACGAACCGATTTACCGATGAGTTAGGAGGTCAAAACTACGTTAAAAATATTGTGATTGATTGGAGTACTTACAACGGTACAAACGTACTTGGATATTACAGACTTGTTAACGCTTCAGATGTTACTTGGAACACGGCAATAGATTCGGCTTTAGCTTTATCGGTTACAGGATTTACAACGGGTTGGAGACTACCAAATAAACGTGAGATGGAAAATATTTGTAACTATCAATTGACATCGCTATTAAACTACTCACCTTTTAATTTAAGCAATACTATTTGGACTTCAACAACGTACATTGCATCAACTACTTTAGCTTACACCCTTGCGCAATCTTGGGTTAACCTTTCAAGTAAAAGCGGCGCTGGTGGTCGTTGGATAGCTTGTCGAACCTTTACAGTAAACGGAACAACTTTAACATAAAAACTATGACTTATAAATTTGAACAATTCAATGTTGAAATCATTGACCCAATAGTAAAAGTAATCAATGTAAATGACCGTATTGACGAACTAACTTGCTCAGTTGAAATAGAGTTAATAACGGATACTGCAAAATTTGGCGTAACTTTAGACGGATTTACCTACGTTAACGATTGGTCAGATTCAGATATTCGTTCTTGGGTTGCTGTTGAATTACAAAAATACGAAGTGTAAATGGCTAAAACTTTCAAAGTAAAATACGCGACGCGAAACCGACTTGCTAAAGCCTTACAACGTGAGGTTAAACAACTTGGTTTAATTGACACGGGAGCGCTTTACGATTCGATTAGAGTTAGTGCAATGACAGGAGACAAACTAAACGAATTAAATGTAACTGTTAACGCTTTGTATTATTACTTATTTCAAGACAAAGGCGCTGACCTTTGGAACGGTGGATTCATTACACCTCAAGACATAACACAACAGTGGGTTAATAGTGCAAGCGTTCAACAAATATTTGGCGAAATTTTAGGCGAGTATGTTGCTTGGCAGTTTGAGAATTACCCACTTTTACAAATGGCTACAATCTTAAACAATCCACAAATAAAAATAGGATTTAATCTTTACGGTGACCCTTCAGGAAAATGGAATTTAAAGATACCTCCAGGTTCTTATTAACTAAGTACGTGCTTCATTGAAAGCATATTGAAAACGAACGTTAAAGGTAGGTCTGTAATTTCGTTAATCTTTGTGATATCTTCACCCGCTAAACTGTAAACTAAACTTTCCCACGCATATTTTGAACGTTTCTTTTCGGCTTCAACTTCTTTCTTTTCTTCGGGTGTTAAGTCGGTTGTGTCTTGTTCGTCTTCGAATTGAGGTGCAAATAAGTTCTCGTATTGCTTGGTGAAATTGTCACGAAATTTAAGATACTCGGAGACCAATCCAAACACCGCAGTAATTGGTATTTCTTTAAATACCTCTGAACGTTCGAATAAATTATAATTATAAGGTTCAAAAACACGGTTACCCCATTCGTCTTGTTTAGTTTGCCTGTAAAATATTGCTGTAATAATCGGTATATTTCCGATTTTGTCTTTTACTGTAAAATAGTCAGCGTCTATAAACTCACCAAGCGTTATTTTGTCGAACGGTTTGAAAGTATATTTATCGATTTGGTCGTTGATTTTTACCCGTGGCTCAGAGCGTAACCAGCTCAATTCTTTGAGTAGGTTGTTTAGTTCGTTAACCTCAAGGTCGTAAAGGTCTTCGGGGTCTTCGTCAAGTAAAATTGAAAGCGTCTCGACTTGCATTTCGAAAACGCTCTCAAAATCTTTTTCGTCTAATATTGCTAACTCAGTAAACTGGTTAACCGTTATTTGATGCCAACCCTTTGGTAACTTCATCGTTTATTTGTTTGGCGGTGTCTTTCATTTTGTCACCTATAAAAGCAATATAAGGGAGCGTAAATTCAGCGTTTAGTTTCTTGAATAAGTTTGCTTTGTGTTTGATGTGTGCGTCCGTGTAGTGTTCTTGGTCTTTTAAATCCGTTCGTTTAAATAACACCGCGATAACTTTGCTTATATAGTTATTAGGGTTGTTCTTGATTATTTTTTCAATATGTTTCATTTCACGAACCGAAATAGTCAACTTCTTGTCGTGGCTTTTGTAGGTGTATCCGTCAAGGTCGAACGACTTTAAAAACTTTTTAGAGGCTTTGTAAGTAATCGAGTTAAATTCTTTGACCTTTTCTTTAAACTCAGTAAACTCTAACTCATTTATTTCGTTTTCATCCGCACCCAAAAACACGAATATATTTACCCACTTTTCAAAGGCGTCTAGTTCTTGGCTGGTTATTTCTGAAATCTTTTCAAACTGCTCAATTGATAGTTCATTGATAATGTTTGGTACTTCTTTCGTTCCTATTTTAATCATAGCTTTTTTTTAACAAATATAAAAAAAAAAACACTCATAAAATAACACCTATTATTTAGTAATGAAAGAGGATTTACCACTTTATAAAATTACAATCGACGAGGAGTATAGCGAAGGCGAAGAACTCGGCATCGATATGATAGCATTCACGTCAAAGCCAGCCGTTATGGTTAAAGGAATGGCGTTTAAAGCTGTCGAGAATTTCTTTTTTAAAGACGAACCGAAAATGCGAATTGTAGCGCCTGCTATGATTCCAATGAATATATATAGAAACGACGAGGGCGAGGAGTATTTTGTTCAATTTACAGAGCAAGAAATTGAAAACATTTACTCGAAGTTTATGCAAGACCTAAACAATCAAAACTTGTTTAATCTTGAACATACAGAAAAGAAAGTTCCAGCTTACATTTTAGAGGCTTGGATAGTTGACAACCCGAAAGAGGACAAATCGTTTTCAACATACGGAATAGAAGTTCCGAAAGGTACTTTAATGTTAACGGCGCAAATTACAGATAAAAAATACTATCAAGAGTTGATAGATAAAGACCAAGTAGGCTTTTCAATTGAGGGTTTCTTAGGTCTTAAATTAAGTAATCAATTAAATAAATTAAGTATGAAATTACCTGACGGTGAACACTTAATCGAGGGTAAAATCTACGTTGTAAAAGACGGAGAAATTATCGAGATTAAAGAAGAAGTTCCAGCGGAAATGGAGGCGGAAATGGCTGAAGAAGTCGTAGAAGCTGAAGTTGAAGCCGAAGAGGTTGCGAATGCGGAAGTTAAAGAAGAGGTTAAAGAGGAAGAAATCGAAATGGCGGTTGACCCTCAAACAGATTCGGAAGCGGTTCTTGCTATCGTTCAACCTGTTTTAGATGCAATGGCAGTTGAGTTAATGAAAGCCATCGCAGAAGTAAAAGCATTAATACCCGTTGTAGAAGAGGACGAGGTTGAAGAAGTTGAATTGTCGGAGCAAAAATTTTCCGCAATTGACAGACTAAAAAAATACAGACAATTATTTAAAGAAAACTAAAATGAACAGAAAATTAAAATTCGATTTGGACATCGAAACAAACGCGCTTTTATGTGCTAACCCTGACGAGTTTTATTCTCGTGCTTATTTAACAGAGGATTTAGTAGACAACTACCGAACTTTACCTGGAATCAAGTCAGCTACTAAATTGGCTAACGTTGCTTTCGGTAACATCCTTGCAGCTTCAAATTGCTCATTTACCGCGCCTAACGATTCACTTGATGCAATCGACATCGACGTTTGTCCGTTGTCTGCAATGGCTCAAATTTGCCAGTTTGATTTGGAACAGTCTTTTGTTTCTTTACAAATGGCTCAAGGTTCTAACGGTGATTTCACGGTGGCATCTTTTATGAACTACTACTGGAATGAAATGTCAATGAAAATACAAGAAGATTTAGAGCTTATCCGTTGGCAAGGTGACACAAGTTTGAACGCTGTAACTTATCCTGTTCTTTCTTTGTGTGACGGTTACTTGAAAAAACTTTGTGTTGATGGTGATATCGCTGCAGGTCTTTACGCTGGTGCAATTGATTCTACTAACGTTATTGCTCAAATGACTGCTGTGTATACAGCTTTACCTCCAGCGGTTATCCGTAAAAAATCTGACTTGAGATTTTACGTATCTTCAAACGTTGCTGCTGCTTACGAACTTGCTGCTGCTACGGGTAACACTCAAACTTACGTTACTTTACCACTTGGTTTAACGTTCTTGGGTGTTAAAGTTGTTGTTGCTGACGGAATGCCAAACGATACAATGGTGTTAACTTTGAAATCTAACCTTATCTACGCATTTGATGGTGAAGGAGATTCTAAAGCGTTGAAAGCGGTTAACCTTACTGACACAGTTGCAGAGCCTTACTTAAGAACTCGCGCAAATATGAAGGTTGGTTTCTACTACACTAACCCAGCTGAGATAGTAGTTTACTCTCTTTGTTTTGACTAATTAATTTAATTAATAATTTAAAGGGGGTTCGGGTTCGCCCTTACCCCTTTTTTAATACTTTATAATATGGCTTGTACAGCAATTGAAAACATAGTTCGCGGGTGTGACAACAATATCGGTTCTATTACAAAAATATATATTAACGACCTTGAGAACGTAGCTTCAGTTACTACTGACTTACCTACGTGGATGGTTACAGCAATTACGGTAACGGCTGACTTCGAAGAGTTCGAGTTCAGAAGAAACACTTCAAACTACACTGAAGAGGCTGCAATTGACTTGATTAACGGTTCGTCTTTCGTTACTCAGACTATTAACTTAATGTTCAACAGACGCGAGGGAGCGAAATCAAGAGCTATTAAAATCCTTGGCGAAGGTCAAAGAGATTTGGCGGTTATCGTTCTTGATGGTAACGGTAAGTATTGGTACTTTGATAAAGTTCAAGTTACCGCTTACGGTGAGGGTTCAGGAACGGCGAAAGCTGACGGTTCTAAATACTCACTTGTATTGACTGCGGAAGCGGAAAACCTCGCATTTGAAGTTGACCCTGACGTTATTCCAACGGTAATATAAACCACGCAAACAACTCAAGACCCTCGATTTATTTCGGGGGTTTTTTGTTTTATAACAAATACGTAATTAACCCTATTATTAAATAAGATGATTTACTTAGACAAAGGCGAAATAAACACGTTTGTGTTAACATTAAGTGAGAGCGCAACGCTTACCGCGCCCGTTTGGCTGTTCGTCTTTGAAAACGAATTCAACACGGAGTCACAACCGATTTATTGGGTAGGAGTTGACACGTCACCATATACTTATCGTTACAATTTATTCACTTTAGAGGAAGGTGTTGATTTAACTTTGATAATCGGACAATATACATACAAAGTTTATGAAAGCCCTGACCCAATTATAATCGATGAAAACACGACTGAAATAGGTTTGAATTTAGTTGAGGAAGGTCGAATGGTGGTTAATGGTAACGCACCAAGTTCAATTTATGATTAATTATGAAAATATTCGGAATAGAAATCGGAGGTAAAAAAGACAGCGTTGAAGTTGTTCAAGGTAATAACTACCAAGCTTTCAGCACACCGTTTTTAAGAGTTGGCGAAGGCAACCTTTCACTACCTTATGTAAACTCGCGACAAGTTGTTAACGGTCGAATAAGATTCGGAAGCGACGACCTTTATCCACAGCTACTTAATCAGATGTATTACACTTCGCCTTTACACGGTGCTATCG